TATGACTCCGTTACCAAATTCCAATTCATTAAATTGGCCTTCGATCTCTTTGATGAAGTATACCTTAGAAGTTGAGTTTAAATTTATGATTAATTCTTGGTTAATCCATGTTGCAAAGTTAGATGACGTAGCGCTATCTTGTACTCTGACAGACAATGTAGACATATCTACTTTTTGATTAGGGATGATATATTGGGTACCATCAACTACTGTATACTTAAATGTTAGTGGTGTACCTTCCTTAATATTCACATTTGTAAACGTATAGGTAGATCCTACTAATGTAGCGACTATACTCTCTATAGTATAGAATGTGTATTGTTCGCCGTCAATGCTCGTACTAAAAGAACTATAAGCCGGCAACGTCAATGTCGCTGGAGTAGAAGTAGTAGATGACACAGTTATGTTAACAGTAGCAGTAGCAGCAGATGAAGAGTACGGTACATACCCAATTTCTTTAGCTCTTGAAACGACGCTTGATCGTTTGCTAGCAGAATCTAAGAAAGATTCATTGATAGCTAAGTTTGTATATAGAGCATTGTAATGGGTATTGTATGCAAGTAAGTCAATAAGGACCGAAAGGCCGGCACCCTCAAAGTCGTAGTCCGCAAAAGCTGACTGCCCTTTTAAGAATGTTTTTAAATTTGACTTAATTGCATCAAAATCTAACTCTGTAGTGTTAATGATTTTATTAGCTGTTGACATTATCGAGTTCTCGTTAGTACTAGATCCACTTGTAATGGCTTAGTAGTGTTTATGATAGTAAAGTATATTGATACATACACTTCATTGTTATCTGGAGAGACGGTAACTAATACCTCATCAAGCCTAACTCTAGGTTCAAAGTTGACTATGGTGTCAGTTATAGCTCTCTTGAGCATGATGTTTAACATCGGGGTGGCTGGCTCAAACAACAACCCTCTAATTTGTGAACCTATCTCTGAATGAAAAGGTCTCTCATAGTTCTGTGTTAGGACAAGGTTTTTTACTGCTGCCTTGATAGCTTCTTCATCAAACTTACGGACGATATCATAGGTTACCGGGTGTTTGGTAAAATTGAGGTCTAAATCAGAGAACGTCCTAGTATTTCGTGCCATGTCTTATTTATATGCCTTTATCCAAAGAATACACTAGGAGATCCTTCCGCAGAAGCTGATCCACATGACAACATATCTCCGATCCTAACAGCAGCTTTACCATTAATGAATACTGTAGATGAACCTTCTACTGCCACCGCATCATGACATACAATAGTACAGCAGTGAGTCACCCAATGGTCACCTTCTCTATGAGCTCCGATGCCATTGATGAAGACATTATCAGATGCCTCATCATTAGGCCTAGGTGGAAAGCATCCATGACCTGTACAAACATCTCCTAATCTAGTAGCTGCAGCCATTATTTAGGATACTTATTTTTAACAACATCTATTGATGCTTTCCATGCATCATATCCACCATGGTATAATAAGTCAAATTGATCCGCGAATGATGGATATTCTTTAGCTCTTAATCTTTGATACTCTTTGTTATCATAGTCAGCAATAAGCCTTGCTAGTTCCGCTTCTACTTCTTCTTTTGTAGGAATAGGTACAACGGTTGGATCATCAAGCCATTGTAAAGTATCGTAGTCATTATCACGTAAACCAAATTCAGCATATGGTTGCAATGATTTAATTGCTTCAAAAATTCCACCTTTATAACTCATGCTGCAATCTCCATTAAACAAATGCTAGATGAATTGTCTGATGCTCCAAATCTAATTACGTTACCACACCCAGTCGCTCTGCCACCCATTTGATAGGTTATGGTAGATGTAGTTGCTGGGCTATCTAAATAAGTTTGTGCTGCTTGTGGGTAATCATACTGGTCGTCTACTCTAGAAGACCCAAACCAATTATCTTTAACAATTGTTCCATTTCGCTTTATGTAAACTGCACCATCACAAATAAAATTTACTCCTGCAGATACTATGATTAACACTTTGCTAGTTGAATATAATGGAGTAAATGTAGTGCTAAAACCAGTAAAGTCTACATTAGATGCAGAAGCCCCAGTATATACCCCATTCCAATTTGTCCATGTAACTTGAAGCACTAGCCCAGGAGCTCTAATAGATCCTACATCAGTACCTGATAATCTCCCTCCAGTGGGTATAGTACTCAGCGCAGATCTTAAAGTAGCTACTCCAGTAACATCTAATGTACTAGCTAATGTGACAGCTCCTGATGCACCTAGTGTGCCATACACCGTAGTATTTCCATAACCAGTCACTGCTGTACCAGTTATATCTAAAGCCGTATTGACAGTATTCGTTAGATATGTAAAGTTAGTATCTAAGTCACTTAATTGGACTGATCCAGTCTTTGTTGAAAATGATTTAGGAATTAGTAGACTCATACGTTATTCACCCAAGTTAATGTTTCTGATGCTCCATTTGTCCATGTAATAGAACCACTGCTACTATTTATCCACGTTATAGAAATAGCAGTGTATTTAGAAGGCTTAGCATATTTTAATAATTCATCCCTACCAGAAGTCCAATCATTATCTAAATTAATAGTATATGTTTGTGTCTGTGAGTTAGCAGTAGCTGTGTATTGAAATACTTTTCGTGTAGTAGTATCAGCATAGTAATATATCACCTCTGATAATGTTTCAGTATTAATATCTTTAAATTTAGGCACATTTACAAAAGTATCCGATTTAGTCCTGTACTTTATATCATTAACGAATGCTTCAGAGTAATAACCAGATATATTATTTCCTGCAATGGTAACAGTATCATTAGGAGTTACTGCAGTAATAGTAACTGGATATGAAGTTGTAACTCCAGGAGTTAAACCTGTCGCTCCAATAGTTTCGGTATACGTCACCGTATGACTCAGGTTAGTGAATTCATTCAAGGTATTTAAAGTAGTGGAAGCTGGGCTAAATGGCATTATGCTATCAGCGTATACTGTCCTGTATCACCATACTTACTATGATCTCTCATAGTGAATGCCATCTGTCTATTTGCTGTATATTTAAATGACACATGGATCCAAACTGTCGTAGCACCTGAATACTCAAGTATCAATTGGTCATATGGTATCAATTGTTGTATAGCTTGGATAGCTTCATAATGTTTCTGTCTGCTAAATCCTGGGATTATGATGTCTGCAGCTTGACCAAGGTAATGCTGTGATGTAGCACTTGACTCAGCTACATCGCTAGGTCTTCTAAATCCTGAAGTAATGATCATACTTGGATATAATCCAATAATAGGTTCTAAACAATTCTCGGCGAGTCCTTTAAGGTTACATACGATCTCTTGTGTAGTTAAACCTTGTTGATTAACTGGCATACGTGTACCGTTCTTAGTTAATGCTCCAAGAGTAAAGTGTGTTGATAATTGTAAGTCTGCAGTAAATTTATCCATACCATTAATTAAGTTACAACTCTGTGGCAATGCAGTTACATTATTAGGACTTGTTGATGCTGATCCTTGTGCAGTGCCAGAATCCTTTTCATCAGCTTTAAGTGTGCCATCATTGATTTGTTTGGCAGTATAAGCTGTGGCATCGCCTTCTTCAGGGGTTTCATAATATGCGGCCGCTTCTGCTCCTCTAGTTATGACTACTAATTCAGAAAATTCTGGCATTGTAGGAGTGACCGTAGAAAGGGTGCTTAATCCAGAACCAGATGCATTTCCAGCAGTACCGCTATTCATGTCTACTCTGACGGCATCTACATTGAATGTGGCTCCAGCTTTAAAGTTTTGTGCAGCTGCAGATTGTACATTAACACTATTAGCTGATAGGATATTTACAGGATTTGTGTGTGTTTCTAAATTAATGCCTGCAGCTTTTACATTATAGGTTCCAGCAACATCGACATTCATATTTCCAGTGACATTCATGTTAACGTTACCTACTACTTGTAGATTTAATGCATTATTAACTTTAACATTATGATCACCATCGATAGTGACGTCCATAGTACCTTTAATATATACATGGCCGTTTCTTTCAAGTATCTCATAGTTGTCCCCAACTATTCTGTTTACCTGGGTGCCATTAGCATCGATCTCAGTGAATGTACCGCTCTTATGATATAGATGGACTCGTTCAGAATGCTGGGTATCATCAAACTCCATAATATGGCCAGACTCTGTCATGAATACATGATTATATGGATAAGAAGCATTGTAAGGTATGTGTGCTTGATTCCAAGTCTTCCCGCCTGCGGTTAACACAGCTTTCTCTCTTGCTAGTTCTTTCTTATAGACTATAGTCTTTTTGATGTCTTCATGTCTTGCTAACTTATTCGTGTCAGGTTCATTTAGATATAATGGATACTTGCCTTTAGGATCTTTAAATCCCATAACAACAGTATCACCATTATTAAGACCAGAACTGGTATTAGATGAATCAATTGGTGCATTAACTCCTTGTACTGGAGTTAGATCTCCTGAAATGCTAGGTATACCATCTTTTAAGAATAGATCTTTTTCAGCTGATCTACGTTTAGTTAAACCAGGTAATACTATAGAATTAGCTTTGTTATAGTCTAAGAATGATGTTGCAGTATCCAGATATTTTGTAGTATTCAACTCTTTTAATAGCGTTGAATTGCTAAATGTACCAGATCCTAAGTTATAAGTAAAACAACATAAAGCATCATACATCGATTGGGTGATAGGAGCTTTTGCTTTTAAACTAATAATTGGAGATACATCCATTTTAAGATGTGATAACAAATATTCATCAGCTTGTGCTGCAGTTATAGTTTGTCCTTCATATACTGGGACTCCATTAATAGATGTTGTACCGTATCCGATGGTCCATACATTTGCAGAGTCTTGATATGCTGTTAATCGTAAGCCTTCATACTGTTTAATTAAATTTACAGCTGCAGTAGATGGGCTATAAGAACTAGCTGGATTTAACCCTGTATCTTCTGATGCAGCTGTAGAACTAGTATTACTTACAGTACCGCCAGTATTATCTGTGATAGTTTGTGAATCTGATCCTGGAAGCATGCCGTCTTCTTTAAGGACCATCTGATCATTATCATAATCTACAGTTCCTTGTGCTTGAGGGATGCCTCCGATAGAACCTAAGATGATTGGTTGTTGTTCATCCTCATCTCTAAACATGATGACTACCCACGAACCTTCAACTGGACCTAATGGAGTATGGCCAACTCCTGAAATACCAGCTGACGTAATAGGTTGCATAGGGTATGCCCATGGTAAGTCTTCAGTCTTTAATTGAGTCTTATCACTATTATGTAGACCAACAACCCTAACTTGGCACCTACCTAATTTAAGTGGGTCTTGCCTATTCTCTACGCATCCTGTATATAATTTCATTACTTCCCACCCTTATCTAAATCTACTATGAATGAGTCTTTCATCAACTCCATATGGCATTGATGTTTCTCTCTATCAATGAAATGATTGATACCCGATATGATATAGTTTCCTGAGAACATATTATCAACAGTGTCTTGTTGTGAATCAGATCCGTCTATAGGATTGAATTTATTGAGTGTAACTTTTACTTTTTTACCAACGGTATAATCAGTCCTACCTGGAACTACTATCTCTATCTTAGTGGATTCAGCCTGTCTTAGCTGCGACATACGTTTTTGAATAGTCTTAGAGTTAGTCACATCACCAAAGTTATTAAAATTTGAATGATACTTGGGATATGTAAATCCCATTGCATTAAATCTTCTTATGACTTTCTTTGATGCTGGAGCAAACTCATTTAAGTGGACATTCTTACTAAAGTCATCAAGCATATCAAATGTTTTAACTACATACTTCTTCGTAACTAGATCATAGTTAGTCATCTTATTTGCATACATACCAGATCTAATACGATCCATGTAATCAAACACTTCAGGCATGTTTATTTCTATGATACGCTGATATTCTTTTTCAATATTTCTATATGTTCTACCATCTGAGGTAAAATCTCTCATGTAGTTATCATATATAAATTCTTGTATGGTATCAGTACTATATAAGTAATCTAATGATACAAAGTTTAAGCCAGTTCTATTTTCAAAGAATAGATAATTAGCAGCACCATTTCTATTTGCAGAAGTCTCTGCAGTATAATTTAGACTTTTTACTGGAGGCCAATAGTTTGCTATAAACTTAACTCCGTTTGGAGTGTCTTCTATATTAATATTCTTTTTTGATTCTAATCCATCGGTACTGGTAATTATAGATCGTGCTATATCTGAGCATTTACCTGAATAAGCTTTACTAGTAGCTTTATTTAGGTCGACTATAGCTTCTCTGGATATAAAGTGTAGTTCATATATAGCATTCCTGTCTCCACTCATTGTACGATTTGTCATCTTATAGATGTAATACTGATCGCTTATTATCTTAGTCTTATCAACAAAAGAAGGAGTATGGATCTTGATATTAACGTACTCTTCGCCAACAAACGGGAATAAGTTTGTAAGATCTAATGAATCTTTTAATGCTAGCACTCCTGATATGAATGGGGACCATAAGTCTTCATATATCTCAAGGGCTACTACTTGGTTTGTTATTTCTTGGGCAAAGCCATTAGAAGATATGATCTCGATCTTATCGATCGCGACGTCTCCCGCAAACCGTATTACTTCATTATCAGCTGCCATTATATAAGATCTTTAAAGTTTTTGATGATAGTATTTAATAGTGTTGGAGAGATTAACTTGATCCTACGTTTTGATTCATTTACAGAAACCTCATAATCATAATTAGATATAGAAGTTCCTTGACTAGAATCTACTATAAATCCATTTGCATTTACGTAATGATGTATGTCATATTCATGACCAATACCATACTTA